CAGTCAAGATCAATTTAAGATTGAATACGATAAAATTTTATTTGAAGGTACTGGAAATATATTAGTAGATAAAATTCTAAATAAATACAAAGAAAATATTATACGCCCAGGAGTTTTATAATGGAATGCTGTACAGAAACAGACTTTCTATATCCAATGAAGGCAGATTTGTATTATCCAGTCATAACACAAACCCAGTATGGTCAAGCAAGTAGACAATGGTTTTATGACAAAACAATTACATTAAACGCAACATCTGTTGGTGGGGCGGGAACTGAGCAAATTAAACCAGAAGCATTTTTACAGCATGAAAATAAATTAGTGGCACGAACAAGGCTAGACCCAAGAACATCTTCAAACAATACAGATAATGCTATTAACAATATTTTAGTTACAAATATTCGTAATGCATCAGACGATGTTATTTATAGAGAAACCGCTGGACCAAGATCTGGTCGTGGAACTATTTATGAGGTAGCAACCGTTGATCCATTTACAGGTCCATTTGGTTCTGTAGAATATTTTAAAATATTATTACGTAGGACAGAAAATCAAACTATAGGCGACTAATGATAGTTAGAACTAATACTGTAAATTTTAATAAACAAATGAACAATATAGTTCAATATGCTTTAGGCTTTTTAGATGGTGCTCAAAAAGGAAAGACGGTTTTTTTAAAAAATCTTGGCGCAGCAACTATTGAAGCAATGGCTAAGTATGTTGATGTTTCTGCAAGAGGAAATCCAGCAGCACTACAGCATGTTTATGAATGGTATCAAGTAGGTAGTCCAAGTGCAAGATTATTTGATATTAACTATACAGTTAGCAATTTAGGACTAAGTTTTAATTCAAGTTTTAAACAATCAAGAACTATTAAAAAAGACTCAAATGTTCCATTTTATAATAAAGCAAAAATTATGGAAGAAGGCATTCCAGTAACAATAAAACCCACAAAATCTCCAGTACTTGTTTTTAATGAAGGTGGACAAACTGTTTATACTAAAAAATCTGTAGTAGTAAAAAATCCAGGCGGAGATGCTGCTAGAGGATCTTTTGAAAAAACCATGGATGAATTTATGCTTAAGTATTTTAAACAATCATTTTTGCGTGCTAGCGGAATATATAATTATATTAAAAAACCAACAATATTTAAGAAAAATGTAAGGGCTGGAGTAAAAATGGGTAGATCAAAAGGTATTGATACTGGCTTTAAATGGATTGCTAATGCAAAGATTGGTGTAGAATAGCATTATGGCATCTAATATTTTAAAGCAGACTGGGTTTCCACCAACCTTTATAAATGCTTTTGTCAATAGTGAACTTAAAGAGTTTGGGTTAATGCCAGATGGACCAGAGCCATTTCAGCCATTTTTTCCAGCACAAGTACCAGACAGCGTAGAGGGTATTTACAACGATATCCCATTTATTAGAAATAATCCTGATACCACCGTAATTATATTTGATAGGCTTATTAGATTTAGACCAACAACATTTTACAGGCACAAAAGAGAGCAGTTAATATATTTTATTTATAGTCCAAACCTTACAAAACTGCTTGATACAACTAGGGTAATTATTGAATGCCTTGATAGGGAAGATGCTGCTGCCCAAGATCTAAACTCCTGGATAGCATTTAATGATATATTAGATGAAAATGGTGACCCCATATCAAAAAATGTATTTTTCCATAATGTTAAAGTTTATCAGGCAGATGAAAGTAGGGATATCCTTGAATTAGCCTCTGCCAGAACTTTAGGCTTAAATAAACTTATAATAGAGTATGACTATCACACCCAAGCCGTTGACGCCATTGCCCAGCGGTATACATAAACGGTGTTATAATTAATCTGAGGAAACAAACGCCGTACAACTTAATATCTATTTCTATGGAAAGAGGTGAATAAATGGCATATAGTCGTGGAACATCGACCAACATTATCGTTGGTGCTGCAGCACTTTTTATTGCAGACACAACCTTAACTCCAGAAACACTGGAATCATTTGACACTGAAGAGTCATTCAAGGAAACTCTTGCTGATGATGCAGATTATACAAATGTAGGTTATACCATGAATGGTCTTGAATTACAGTTCCAACCAGACTTCGGTGAAGTACAGGTTGACCAAATTCTTGACGTTGCTAAACTTTATAAGCAAGGTATGCAAGTAAATCTTGCAACTGCTTTTGCTGAGGCTACCCTTGAGAACCTTCTTTTGGCTCTAGCATTTAACTCAGACGAACTATCTGGAACAAAGGCATCTAACGCAGGACAGGTTTTAAACTTATCAGGTGGAGATATCGGCGAATGTCCAGTAGAGCGTGGAATTGTTGCAGTAGGACCTGGTACAGGTGACTGCGTAGATTCTCCATTTGTGGAGCGTGTTTACACAGCATACCGTGCTTTGTCAATTGAAAACGTAACAGTTTCAGCAAAGCGTGACGAGGCTTCAATGTTTGAAGTTTCATTCCGTTTGCTACCAGAAGATACTTCAGGCTCATATGGCAAGATCGTTGATCGTACCTTCGGAGACCTATTGTCTTAATAGTTTTACTATTCAGCATAGCCCATATCTTCGGATGTGGGCTTTGTTGTTTTATGGTAAAATTGAATTTATATGGCAACTACAATATATAGTTCTCAAATAGTATATTTATTTGATGGTACGGAATTAGAAATAATACCATTAAAAATTAAGTACTTACGTGAATTTATGCAAACGTTTAAAGAAATAAAAAATACAAAAAATGATGATGAAGCCATAGCCGTATTAGTTGAATGTGTGCGGGTATGTATGAAACAATACTATCCGCCAATATCAAAAACTGTTGAAGACATAGAAGATAACATAGATATGCCCACAATATATAAAGTATTAGATACTGCTGCTGGAATTAAGATTAATAAAAAATCAGAAGAGCCAGTTAAAGATCAGGCATTAGATAGTGGTCAAACCTGGGAAAATTTAGATCTTGCAAAATTAGAGTCTGAGGTTTTTTTGCTCGGAATATGGAAAGACTATCAAGAACTAGAGACATCTTTATCAATGCCAGAATTAATGGCAACCTTAGAAGTAAGTAGAGAATTAGATTATACAGAAAAGAAATTTATGGCTGCAATTCAAGGGGTAGATTTAGATAAAGAAACAAATAAGAGTAAAGGTCAAAAAGAGTGGGAAGATATGAAAGCCAGGGTATTTAGTAAAGGCAAAACAAATGATAGTAATGATGTTTTAGCACTACAAGGTGTTAATGCCCAGAAAGCAGGGTTTGGTATCGGCATGGGATTAGAATACGAAGACCTAACAAAATAGCCTGTTTATGCTATAATTGACATAGCCTATATAGGAGGATACACAATGGCAACAACAGTACATGAGGGCACAGAACTTACTCTCATTGATGGCACAAAAATCAAGGTACGTCCACTTAAGATTTCCTTGCTTCGTCCATTTATGAAAAAGTTTGAGCAGGTAGCAGGGGTGGCAGAAGATAATGAAAAGTCAATGACTCTTCTTATTGAATGCGTACAGATTGCTATGGAGCAGTACAGTCCAGACTTGTCTAAAGAGACTAGTAAACTAGAAGACGTTTTAGACCTTCCAACAGTTTACAAAATTATTGAAGCCGCTTCTGGAGTTAAATTAGCAGATGCAAACGCTCTTCTAAACACAGTGCTTGCAAACAATTAAATAATAAAAGAGGTGTAAATGAATGGCTGACGTAAATGCTAATATTGGCGTACATATTGATACGTCAGCGGCATTGGCAGAACTTAAAAATCTTCAACGTCAGTTAGCAAACTTTCATTCATCAGTGTCAAAAAGCAGCGCTGCTGCTGCAATGGCACAAAAAGGTTTACAAACCAATCTTTTAAATGCAATAAATGCAACGGGTAAATTCCGTGCACAGATGGGGTTAGTAAGAACCTCAACAGAATCATTTACTCACGCACTGGAGACAAATAAACTTTCTATGCGTGAGTATTTCCGTTTTGCAGGCGGATCTACAAAAACATTTGGAAGATTATTTAAACAAGAGTTTAACACGATTGGCAAGGTAGCCGAAGAGCGTGTTAAGAAAATGCAGACCCAATATATTAAGATGGGTCGTGATGCATCTGGAGCAATGAAGGCAATTGCAATAACTCCAAATACATTAAATATGAAGGAATACTCCACACAGTTGGCGGTAGCAGCACAAAAACAAGCATTACTTAATCAATTATTAAAACAAGGATCTACCAATCTTTTAAACTTTGGTAAAAATACACAATGGGCAGGACGCCAACTTATGGTTGGTTTTACAATACCGCTTGCCTATTTTGGTACCGCTGCCGCTAAAACATTTATGGACCTTGAAAAACAGGCTATTAGGTTTAAGCGTGTTTATGGAGATATGTTTACAACTACTGACGAAACAAATAAAGCGCTGGCTGATATACAACAACTTGCTGAAGAGTTTACAAAATACGGTGTTGCAGTTGCCAAAACTATGGAAATGGCTGCAAATGCTGCAGCAATGGGTAAAACTGGAGCAGACCTTACAGCCCAAGTAGCACAAGCAACCCGACTTGCAGTTCTTGGCGGAGTAGAGCAAACAGAAGCATTAGAAACAACAATTTCTGTAACAAATGCTTTTGGAGTAGCAGCAGAAGATTTAGCAAGTAAGATTAATTTTCTTAACGCAGTTGAAAACCAAACCGTAGTATCTATTGAAGATTTAACAATTGCAATTCCTAAAGCAGGACCAGTTGTTAAACAACTTGGTGGAGATGTTGAAGATTTAGCATTTTTCTTAACTGCCATGAAAGAAGGCGGTATTAATGCGTCAGAAGGTGCTAACGCACTTAAGTCTGGTCTTGCCTCATTAATTAATCCAACAGAAAAAGCAAGCAAAATGCTTGCAGGGTTTGGTATTAATATCAAGGCAATTGTAGAAGGAAATGCTGGAAATATTAAAGAAACGGTTATAGATTTTGCTCAAGCCTTAGACACACTAGATCCACTTAATCGTGCTAGAGCAATTGAACAATTATTTGGTAAATTCCAGTTTTCAAGATTATCAACTCTATTTCAAAACGTAACAAAAGATGGAACACAGGCTGCAAGAGTATTAGAACTTGCAGGGGCATCAATTGAAGAACTTGCTATATTATCTGAACGAGAATTGGGTGTATTAGAAGATGCTGTTGGAACGGACTTTAGAGAATCAGTTGAAAAACTTAAACTTGCTATAGCACCAATAGGAAAAACATTTTTAGAGGCAGTAACGCCAATTGTTAAGGTAATTGGTAGATTATTAGATAACTTTAATAATCTTGGAGATGGCACAAAGAAATTCCTTGTTGTAGCAACAACGCTTGTTGGAGTAATTGGTCCAGTATTGTTGATGACATTTGGTTTACTTGCTAACGGTGTTGCAAATATAATTAAATTGTTCATAACAATGCGTTCTGGATTTTTAAGGGCAGGAACAAATACAAACCTTCTTGCACAGCAAACTCAATATTTAAATAGTGAACAACTAGAAGCAGCCACAGTAGCAGCATCATTAAACCAAGCCCACACTCGTTTAACACAATCTTTTTCAGCAGAAACAACAGCAGTAAGATTATTACGTCAAGCATACATTGATGCAACAATAGCGGCAACAAATTTTGCAAGAGCAAATCCTGGAATGATGATGCCAGGTGGAAGATTTACTCCTAAAAAGTTTGCAAGAGGTGTAACTGAAGTTCCAGGAAGTGGAAATAAAGATACAGTTGCTTCTATGCTTACTCCTGGAGAAGCAGTAATTCCTGCACCAATTGCACAAGATGATAGATTTAAACCATTAATTGCAGCACTTGTATCTGGAGAAATTAAACAATATAAAAAGGGTGTAACTAGTGCTGGAGATGATTATGCACATGTTGGTGGAATGAAAAATATGGATATTGATAAATTATTACAAGATCCAAGAATTAGTGCATTAGAAAAGCAAAAACTTGCAACATATAGACAAATTTTAATTTCACAAGGAAAGCCTACAATAATACCATCTTATGGATCACTAGCCTATTCATTTGATCCAGCATTAAATAAGGCTATGGCAAAAGGAGGGGTTCCATTTTCATCCTTTGAAGCGGCTTGGACTAGTCGTGGTCCAGATAAATGGATATCTTCAAATATTCCTGCATCTCAAGCCAGTGTAGTTGATAGCGCTATACTCAAACAAATAAAGGCTTCTGGCGTTACAAAAGTAACTGATGCAATGGTAGATCAAGCATTTAAAAATCTTCCACCAGAAATTAAATCAAGTTCTGGATATACACAAATGTCTGCATTACATTCACAGTTAGGATCTTATGGAATTGGAAGAGGTTTAGGGTCTAATCCTAAAACTTCTGAAGCCATTTTACAAGAAGCCAAGAAAAAGGGTTATATAAAAGATTATAAAGTTGAAACAAGAACTACAAGCAAGGGGACTTTAGGAACTAAATCAATTATTATTACAAACTTAGATGGAACTCAAGTAAATCTTGGTAGGGGATCAAAAACAAATAGACAATATATTTCTGATACACAAGATACAAGAAGAAAATCTGGAATTATAACAGGTCAAACAAGTAGAGCAAAATCTCCAGCACTTAGTGTCGTTGGTGGTGGATCAAGTGATGTAAGACAAGTTGCAGTTGGTAAAAACGAATCAATTCTTAATAAAAAAACAACTTCAGCGCTTCGTTCTGGTAGATCAGTTTTTGTTCCAGGAATGGGAAGACTTGGACTTATTGGTGCAGATAAGGGAATACCAGGAGGACAAACACAGGCTGGCGTAAGAAATATACCTTTCTCAAGTGCTTCAAGTATGCGTGTTCCAGAGTCACAAATGAATAGGCTAATTGAATCATTAGATAAAAATACAAAAGTAACAGATGACGGAACACAAACAACAACTAAATTAACTAAAGAACAAAAGCGTGAAGTAAGAGCACAACGTGCACAAAGAGTTGGAATGGTAGCAGGACCAGCAGCAGGTGCGCTAGGTATGGCATCAATGGGAGCATTTATGACTGGCAATACTGGTATGGGCATGGGTTTAATGGGTGCTTCTGCCGTTGCTTCAATTGCTCCTATGCTTACAAACCCTATTGGAATTCTTGTTGCAGTTTTAGCAACAGCAACTGCAGGACTTTTATTATACACAAAAATGTTAAAAAATGCAAGAGAAGAGGGAATGAATCTTGCAAAAGCAATGTCAATGTCCGCAAGCAGAGTAAAAGGTTTATCGGTTTTATCTGGACAAGTAAGTGCTTCAGAAATACAGGCTAAAAAAAGACAAACAGTTTTAAATCCTTTGGGTGAGCCACAAAGAAAATTTGGTCAAAATGTTTTGCAATCAGAAGAAGGAAAAAATATTTTATCAGATGTAGAGCGTTTAGTAAAACAAAATTTTTCTACACAACAAATTGGTAAAATACTTGGAACAAATTTAAGTCAAGCAGTATTGCAAGGAGCAATTTCTACAGATCAAGCAAGAAGTATTGCTTCAGCACTTGGAGAACAAATAGGTAGTTATGACATACCTTTAAACGTTAGTGCAAAAATAACTCAGTTAATGGGTCCAAATGGAGAAAATTTAAAAAATAATCCTTTACAGGTTGCTTTAGCAATTAAAAAAGAAAGTATGAAAAATGTTACAGAGGCTTTTGATATTTTTCAAGCAAGTAAAAAGAATCCACTGTTAGGAGCACTTAAGACTCCAAAAGAAGTAGGGGGATTATTTAGTGTAAGTTCTATTCCATTTGGCGACGTCATCAAACAATTTTTTAATCAGAAAAAAGAAAATGCAAAACTTGATGCAGCAGGAGTTCAGTTAGGTTTTGAAGTAATTGGTCAAAATCAACAATTACTAGATTCAATTAATGAACAATACGATAAAAATTAAACTAGCAAAAACAGAAAAAGAAATAAATGATTTACAAATAAAAAGAAAATCCGATATCGACAGACTAAATGCGGAAAATAGTAAAACCTTAACTGAAATTATTGAAATAAGTAAAAGTTTATCTGACGATGCATTTAATACTACAGTCAAAGAATCTTTGGACTCTAGAATTAAAGATGCAGACGCTGCAACAAAAGCATTAAATAAAATAGCATCAGAAAAAGTTTTAGAAGTAAAAGATCAAACGCTTAAGAGAACTTTGCAAATTGGTCTTGCATCAGAAAATGGTTTAACCCCACAGGCTATAATAAGTCTTACATCCTTTGTGGCAAGTTCTGAAACTGCTAGTAAATCAATTGACTTTTTTATTAAAGCAAACGGTCTTGCTGAATTAGAAACTTTAACTGCAATATTTGGTAAATTTACAGGCAATGAATTCGGCAAAGACATGACTCCAATTATGAGGGAGTTTATAACAAAATATATTAACGAAAACAATGTAGGGCTAAAAGATGATCTTGCAGCACTGTCTGCACTAGGAAATTTTAAAGAACAATATTTAGTTACACTAGATGTAAACTCTAATGGTGTAGAAGATCTTCAATTAGCAACAAAATCTTTAGAATTAATTAAAACTTTTCCAGACAAAATTGATAAAAAATTTCTTGCTACAACAATTGACCCAGAAGGTAATTTTACACAATTTGCAAAAGATTTTGATGTTTTGAGTCAGGGTAAAGACACAATAAGTAAATACTTATATGTTAATTATCGGTTAGCCTTGAATGATCCTAACTTAATAGCAGCAGCAAAAGCCGCTAAAATGACGGTTCCAGAATATATTGCAAAAGGATTTAATGAGGCTCTTGCTAAACCTACAATAAGTACAGAACCAAAAGATTCAGGACAAAGAGATACAACTTTAGACGAACTCCTAAAAAGATTAAAATTAGTAAGAGACGCATCAATTAATGCTCGTGGTGGAATTGACGAACTAAGAAGGGTTATGAATTCTACAGGCGGAGATATTAAAATATTTAAAGGAATTAATCAACAACTACGGGCGCAAGGAATAAACAAAGATCTTCTTGATTTTATTTCTGATTTAGATCCAGCAATTCAAAAGAAATTTATAACAATTAAAAAAGGTATTGTTTCAATAACTGCAGATGGTAAAAAATTAGCAAAAGCGTTAAATGAAGCAGTGCTTGGAGAATTAGAAGATTCATATAAAAATCAAATTCAAGGATTAAGAGCACAAAGTGCAAAATTTACAGAACTAAGGGCTGCTGGATTGTCTGCTGCAGAAGCGCTAGAGATTGTTACAAATGAACAAGTTGCCCTTGCTTTTGCAAGTGGTAAATCAAAAGAAGAAATTGACAAAATTATTGCTGGACTAAGAGAACTTAGAAGAAATGAAAAACGAACACAAGATATAATAAACCCTGCAGAACGGATAAAAAAAGAAGTAAGTATGGCAATGGAATATTTTGATGTTCTTGAAAGAGAAGCAAAAAATATTTATGAGCCACAAATAGAGGCTGTAAATAAATTAATTGATGCTAATGAAAAATTAATTGATGAAGAACAGCGTAAAATTGATCTTAATATTGATAGACCAATTGCGTTACTTAATGCACAGTCAAAAATACTAAATCATGACTTATCTTTAATTGATAAAGCCGCTGAGTCAATTAATAAAAAATATGATGAGCAAGAAAAGGCATTGCAACAAATATCTGATATTCAAGATGAAATTGCAGATAAAGAAAAGGGAAGAATTACAATTGCAGATGCTTTAACACGAGGCGATATATCTGCAGCAGCAAAGGCTATTCAAGAAGAACGACAGGCGGCAGCACAAAGGGCACTGGAAAGAAGTTCTAATTTATTACAGGTAGCAAGAGAAAAAGAACTTGGAAAATTAACAAATTCTAATGGATTAACACGAATACAAATTGAAGAAAAACTTTATACAATTTCAGAAGAAATTTATGCTATTGAGCAAAAAGAAATTCCGCTCAGAAATGAAATTTTAAGACTTCAAGAAAAAAACTATGAAATAAATAAATTACAACTATTGCCATTGCAAAATAAACTTAAACTAGAACTTGACGCAATTCAAGCACAAAAAGATAAATGGGATGCTGTGGCTTTGGGGGTAGATGGTGCAAGAGTTAGGGGTGATGAGTATCAAACTGTTTTACGTAATCATGAAGCCACGCTTATAAGAATGAAAGCGTTGTGGGATGGAATTACAAGTAAAGAGTTAGGCGCTACCTCACTTACTACATTTGCTAATCCAGCAGCAGAAACGGATGCAGAAAAAAGCGCAAGAATATTAAAAGAAAGCCAAGACTCTCTTTCAGAATCAAAAGCACAACTTGAGGATTTAACAAATATTATAAAAGATATAAATAATTCAACTAAAACTAAAATTTCAGATTCTAAACCTAAAATTACTGTAGTGCCGCCATTGTCTGGAGGTCTTTATGGACCAACTCCAGTCATGCCAACAAAAACTCCCACACAAACGCCCACTGCAAGTGCGTCTGGTCCAAGGGGTGGTGGCTATTACTTCGTACCGCCTACAAAAACTTCATCAACAGTTTCTTATCGTGCACGAGCAATGGGTGGCATAATTCCAAAGTATTATGTTTCTGGAGGATACTCTAAGGGTACCGACACAATTCCAGCAATGCTTACACCTGGAGAATTTGTTGTTCGTAAAAATGCTGTTGATTCATTTGGAGTAAACAATCTTAATAAAATAAATGATGGTTCATACGGTGGCTCTTCAGTGTATAATTATAGTCTAAATGTTAATGTTAAGTCTGATTCAAGTCCCGACGATATTGCAAGAACCGTTATGACTCAGATTAAGCGAATTGACAATCAAAGAATTAAAACTCAAAGAGGGGCATAATGGCAACCGCAGCATACGTTTCAGGTAGAAAAAGATATCAGAGACCACAGGCAATACTTTGGTCAGAGAATGCTGGAACCTTGACTGATGGTCTTTACGTGCCAACTGGACAAGAAGTTGGAGCAAACTCATCTCTTACATTAGGCGGTATTAATCAATTTTTAATTTTATCAGATCACAATAGATCTGAAATGTCATTTAATTCAGAAAGAATAGAAAAACGTGAAAGAACAATTAATGGTCGTATGAGATCTTATCATATTGCAGATAAACTTAGTATGACAGTGTCTTGGAATAATTTGCCTTCCCGTGCCTATTTAGATGTTGCAGATTTTAATGCAAGTGGTGTATCACCAAGAAAGAATACAACGGGAGAATATACTTCCGATGGCGGTGCTGGTGGAATGGAAATACTGGACTGGTATGAAAATCATCAGGGTCCATTCTGGATGTTTTTAGCATATGATAAATATAAAAATTTTGGAGATGATGATGCAGCATTTGGTAATTTAGGAAAATATAATCAAGTAATTCAAGTTTATTTTTCTGATTTTAATTATTCAGTTACAAAACGGGGCGGCAGTAATCACGATCTTTGGAATATATCGGTAATGCTGGAAGAGGTCTAAAGTGTTTGTTAGTGAGGCATTAAAGACCCATTTTGAAACATCCGCAACAATTCAAACAAGATCTCTAGTCTTGGCTGAATGGAATATGAATATGCCAGATAATATTTTTTATGTTGGTAATTACAGGTACAGACCAACTGGTGCAGAGGCAGAGTATCAAACCCTTCCATCATCTTTTGATCAATTAGATGAAGGTGATTATTATACAGATGCAACAGACTCTGAAATCTCTGTAGATGGCGGGGTAGATAATCAAGACGTACCACAACTATTTACATCTATAGAACAAAAAAGAAAACTTCTATATTCGTTAGAGGATTGTTTAAAACCATTCAGACCTAGGTCAGGAATTAATAAACCATTATTTTTTCATAATAGACAATACCTTGCAAACTCTGGAGCGTTCTTAGCACAAAGACCAAGATATTATATGTCTTCTAGATATGATGAATTTAAGTATTGGAATTCATATAGAAAAGAAGACAATATAGAACGTGGAATTGCAAAAAATATTTTAAATGGTTTATTTTATATAGATGATACAGTTCCATTTGTAG